CTTGGACGCTGATCTGACGTCACTGTTGTACTTTGCATTGAGCGCAGCGCTGGCTTTTTTCTTAGCTGCAGCGTCCTTTGCATTTACCAAGTTTTCAACTAATTTTGCAAATGTAGCCATATAGATAAACCTCTCCTTAATATACTAATTATCAAGCAAATTAGTTTTGTTGTTCGTTTCTTTTCTCAATCATCTCTACGTTCTTGTCAACGAACCAGGAGCGGAGACCTATAGGTAGGTTATAGGCTTCGGTAAAAGTGAAATGACCATAATGTTGAAGGAATAGAATTTCCTCATACGTTACCTTCTGAACGTAATCAGAGGTCAGGCCAAAAGAAGCCCAATGTAAAGGGCACCTCGCTTTCCGTTTCCTCAGCGCAGGAACCGCAAGCGACGGATTGTTTGGTCGACACCCTAGGTGTCACTGAGTTAATCACCGATCTCAGTTTTCTGGAGTCCAAAGCAGGCAAAGCTTCGAACAGAGTATTTAATAAGGAAGGGTCTGATATACCCTTTACTTCTGCCACAGCCATTCTAAATAAAGATATAGAAGTATTGTGATCTAATCCCAACTCTTCTGCTTTACGTTTTTGTTTATCTAAATACTGTAAGTCATTGCCGTTTAGGATTCTGACCTTGGTCTCAAGTTCAGTCTTAGGTAATTCGAATACAAACAGACCTGTGTCTTCTTCAAAGGATACTCCCTCTGGTATCGAGTCTTCGATCTCTCTCTTTTCAAGATCAAACACGAACTCTGCTACCTTACCGCATGCTTGGCATGGCATCCTCATAGAATACTCTGGACCATATCCCGTTATTCGAGATGCTATTAGAAGTGCATTCTTGTCTGTTTCGATTAGTTCCGACACGTTGACAGAACGATCAATAAGTATTGCCGATAGCAATCTATCGAAAATCGTTCCATCCTCTATGAAACTTTGATTTGCCAAAAGATCTTCTTCTTTGGCTGTTAGGTGCTTTATCTCCAGTGTTTCACGGCCATAGAGAGAAGAGTTCTTGTCATAAAACTTTCCTTTTGTTGGCAATGAAACCACCTCAGTTGGCACAACAAACGATATTCCGAATGGATTTTCATTGTTTTGTGTTGGCAAGCCCCTTGGCGGGGCTGGTGCTTGAGGTGTTGGGGGGTTTGCTGATGTTCTTCTAGAATTTCTAGACATTTATTCCTCTTTTCATTTAGTTAGTAGTTGTATTCCAAGTCCTGGAAGAGTCTGATCTTTCGGGAAGCTCTAAAGATGCCCAGTCGTATCTAATCGTCATACTAATTTCGACTAGGTCGTCCGAACCATAATCAAGATTACCAAAATCAACGTTTGTTAAGAATGGGTTATTCAGCGTCCACTTCTCAAGTACGTTTTCTTGTTGTGCACCGGTGTTAGCACCGAATTGAACAAGTTGTATTTGGCCGCCAAGACTGTCAACGAACTTTTGCTTCGAGATAGTCCTTGGTTCGTTAGGTTGAGATGTGAATTGATCAGGCAAAACATAACCAGCAGCTTCCAATATCTTTACCAAGCTTGCTGTCGAGTCAGGTTGCACTGGGTCTACAATTGTTACATCAACTGTGGCCCATTCAACTCTCCCTGGGTAGTAGAACTTATAGTTCAAAAAGTCATGACCAGTCTCTGAGACTGAGAATGATGGTTTCTTTACGTTCTTTACTATGAACTGTGGCATACCAGCAATGTAGAGCAGCCATCTAAACTGTCGTTTTGGCTCGATGCTCGCTTGGTTCCAGAATTGTGAATTTGTAGGCATATTATTTTATCTCCCTAATATTATATATGGTCTCAGATGCTTTTTTCAATGTTTAATCCTCGAAAGAAGCACCAGTATTTGTAATAACGAAATCAACGGCAATAAACTCAATAGCTCTAGCTGGCTTCAGGAAGATCTTAGCGTACATTACGTTTCTATCAACCAAATCTGGTGTAGTGGTCGTATTGTCCAAGATTACCTTGAAGTCCGAAAGTCCCAATCTGGTTTGTACGCTCTGAAGGAAAGGGTTTACCTGGCCTAAGAAGCGATTCCAAGTGGCTGGAACATTCTGATCGAAAAGAAGACCAGAAGCAATTCTAGAAACCTCTTTCTTGACGAAAATCAACAATCTACGAACGTTGATACGGTCAAGTGCAGACTGTGAAGACTGAAGCGTCTTCTGTCCGAACACTACGATACCCTCTGTTACAAATGATGCAATTGGGTTAATGTTCGCTGCGTATAATGTATCTCTCTGCTTTGAAAGAAGTTGCTCAGATACCTGAAGTACTGGTAAGCCAGCGTTTCCTTCGTTGAGACCACCTCTGTTGAAGCCAGCAGGAGCAAACCAGACCTCTTCGGACTGCTCTGTGTATGCCATGACACCCAGTGCGATTACTGAAGGTGGTACCCATACGTCTCTCGTCTGCTCAACGTCTCTAATCTTTACCCAAGGGTAGTAGGCAGCGCCATAAGAAGAGTTCAATGCTCTTGCCTTGAGTGCTGTTGCAGTTGCTGCAGGGTTGGTTGTCAATCTGTCAGAGAAAGAATCACACTTCAACTCATGTGGTGGCTTGTATACACCAGGCAAGTCAATGATTGCCATTGAGTCTGCTCGGGATTCACACTTCTCTATAAGCTTGGTCGTCAGCGCTGGAGTGGTGATACCAGGCATCAGGGCCAAGTTGTGTTCAATAAATTCCGGATCCTTGATCAAATCTATTGCTCGGTCGACTGACGCGAAGGCGTAGTTTGATCGTGAATTCGGTGTTGCGTCTAAAACTCTGTTGTTGAATGGATCCGCTTCGGTAATATTTACTCCATCGAAACCACCAACAAGTGGCATCTGAAATTTATCAAAGCCAAGCTGTAACAGTGTGGTTGCTGAACCTGAGTGCGTGTAAGCGCGGTGTGTGGCAGCTTGTCGATGAGAACCTGAATAGTAGAAAGACGCTGTAACGTTCGCAGTTGATAAATCAGCCAAGTTGCTACCTCCGATAATTACCTCGTCCAAACTAAAGGTGAATGCATGTTGTGCCAATGATCCTGAAGTGCCTGCATCTTGTCTTGTTGTCAAGCCTTCAGGGAGTTTCCTTACATAATCGCCATAGCCCGGGTCTACAACTGTACCTAATTCTCCAGTGGAGCTGACTTTGTAAACTGCTGCGCCAAAGTAGTCTTCGCCGTCAAGCGATGCGCTGATCACGTTTGGAAGACTTGGCCATGTTACAGTAAAGTTGGCGTCGCGTCGCTCGGATTCGATTTGCGCGCCGACGATCTTCAGACTTGTATCTGCTCCAAGGAATGTTCCAGAAAATGGCGCCTGTGCGGCGAGGACGTTTCCATTGTTTTTGTCTGCGGTTATTCTTACATGGTTATCTGACGGTTTAATTGGTCCTAAGAACCCAAAAGGTACCTTAGAAGGGTTTACCAGACCATTGTCAACATCCGACTTCATATCCATTCTTATATAACGAGAAAGGTTCGGATAATTTCCATACACCTTGTTTCTTTTTTCCCGGGCGGACCAAGTTGTGAACTGATCTCCGATTTGTCTTGCAACGTAGTTTGAAGAGTTGGGGTTTAGGTTGCACCCAGAGAAGGACTCAACTACTTCTAGCTTTCCTCCCCTTATTCTTCTGACTACGACAGTGAAAGAGCCGTAAGGGTCTGCATCGCCCTCTTCTGGGATTCGAATGTCCTCTATGCAGACTGTGAACTGCTTCGAAGCTGCTTCTCCTTCATCGAGAGCTTTCATTCTGAATAGCTTTGTCATCTTCGTTGGATCATAAGAAGCTGCTGTTCCATCGTTCTGAGAAAAGACCCATCCTGTCTGCGCCACAGAAGCTTCGTGACTGAAATCCGCAAAGTTTACTGTGCTGTCTTTTCTTAGTCTTGCTATAAATCCATACAGATTTCCAGATGGAACCTTTTCTTCAAACGTTTCACCCAACCAGTACTTGTCAGCGAGGGAAGCAGCGCTTGTGTTCGCGACGCTGCTATTTGTAGCAACGGGATTTGTGTTCAACGCTTTTCTAATATAATTTTTAGAAGTCCTGGAAAAACTTACAGGTACCTCTTTCGTTGTTGTCGAATTTTTGAGGTGAATCGTAAAGTTATTTGATGAGTCTGTCTTGCAAACTGTGTTCAAAAGCGCTGAACCCGCGGACGAGGAGCCAAGCTGTACATTAGACAAGGAAGCTGTAAATGGACTCTCTCCATAAATAACGGCTGCCAGTACAGATGAAGAAAAAGCTGCTTGCGTTGACCCGGATTGCATTACAAACAGACCCCATGCTGAATTTGCTGTCCAGCCTGCGGCGCCGTCGTCGTCTGCATTATCACCTTGTACACCTGCCAATCTGATTGTTGTGACAGGAGAATCTATATCTGCTGCAAAATAGGCTTTTGCTGCATAGTGAGCGTAAGCAGGAGCCAAAAGACCGTTACCTTCTCTCCAAACGTCGTCACCTTGGCCACCTGGTACAGGCTCTCCAAAGATCTCCACGAAATCTGCGTATGAATTGACAGTTACCGGCTTCATAGCAGGTCCCTTTCGGGTTCTACCTATGATAACTGGACCGATTGGTCCTGGTAACTTTGGAAGTTGAGAGTTGTCTACCTCTCTTAGGAAAATGCCTGGTGAGACAAACTTGAATTTTCTGGCTGCCATATTATAAATCTCCTTGAACGAATTGATGCGGTAGTAAAAACTAATATTTTACTTAGTAAATAGTTTTTCTTCCTGCCAAAGGAATAATAAAAGGAAAGCCCGGTGAAAACCGGGCTTTTTGGTGGGATGATAAGGTAGGTTATGTTATTTCTGGATGTATCGTACGATAAGAACATCGTCCGAGTCAAGTGCGTCAGCCATAAGGACCTTTGTAGGTGCAGTGTAGCTATCAAGTCTATAGTCAAAGATAGAGTTTGCACCAGCTCCGAGATTAGCAGAACCTGAACGAGTCTGCAAGAGACCATTCAAGAATACCATCAAAGAACCAGACAATACTGGACCTGACATAGACGCTGTGTGTGCATGGCCCGTCAAAGAAGCAGACATGAATGACTCTTCTTTTTGAGCAATGAAAAGCTTACCTTGGTGTACCTGGAGACCACCCTTGGTGCCGGCAGCACCAGTGATGTGCTGTACAAGGTCAGTTACACTTTCTTTCTTTACGATGTTGTCATCGCTGTCTGTTACAAGAATGTGGTGTGTTGAATCATTTGAATCAACCGCCAATGCTGCAACAGATGTAAATGTTACCGCTTCAGATACAGTAAGTGCGTCAAGTGTCGTTGCACCGTCAACATCAAGTGCTCCTTGAACGTTTACTGCAGCACCGAAGTCAGCAGTACCACCAATATCAAGACCACTAGAGCCAGAAAGAAGACCCTGGACGTTTACAGCACCACCGAAGTCTGCTGTTCCTGCCAAGTCCATTCCACCAGAACCAGAGATTAAGCCGGTTACGCTCAAAGTACTAGACATAACAGCTGCTTCAGCAACTGTGAGCCCATCTAGAGTGGTTGCGCCGTCTACATCAAGAGCGCCTTCAACATTTACAGCTGCACCGAAGTCCGCTGTACCTGCTATATCCATTCCACCAGAACCAGAAATCAATCCTGTAACACTCAAAGTGCTGGACATGATTGCTGCTTCAGCAACAGTAAGGCCATCGAGGGTCGTTGCGCCGTCGACGTCAAGAGCACCCTGGATATTTACAGCTGCACCGAAGTCCGCCGTTCCACCAATGTCAATACCACCAGAGCCAGATATGAGTCCTACAACATCTAATGTTCCAGCCATGTCTGAGTTACCTGCAATCTGCAAATGGCTTGAACCGGAGATTGCACCCTGTGCGTTGACAGCAGCACCAAAGTCTGCTGCGCCGGCGATGTCGATTCCGCCTGAGCCTGAAATGAGTCCAGTTGCAGAGACAGTACTTGAAAATACAGCTGCTTCCGCGACCGTAAGTCCATCTAGAGTGGTAGCACCATCCACATCAAGAGCACCCTGTACGTTTACTGCAGCTCCAAAATCAGCTGTTCCAGCGATGTCGATTCCGCCAGAGCCTGAAATGAGACCCGTTGCAGACAGTGTCGATGAAAATATAGCTGCTTCCGCTACTGTAAGACCATCAAGTGTAGTTGCACCATCTACGTCTAATGCACCCTGTACGTTTACTGCCGCTCCAAAGTCCGCAGTGCCAGCGATATCAATTCCGGCGGCGCCAGAAATGAGACCTACAACGTCTAATGTTCCTGCCATGTCTGAGTTACCCGCAATTTGCAAGGTACCAGAACCAGAAAGGTTTACACCCTTAAGTGTGTTGGAGGCCGCGTTGTATGAAAGAGAGCCAGTATCGATGAACAACGTCTGAGATGAACCTGCACCACTAGTGAAGAGAAGTTGCAAATCGTCGTTCGCGTCATTACTTGCTGCAGCAACTGTCGCACCAACGTTAAGGAGGTTTGAACCGTCACCATAGAAAAGTGATGCAGAAACTGGATATGCAGAGAACGATATGTTTCCTGTAGAATCTGCAGAAGCAGACGCGACATTAGCGAATACAAATCTATCCGAACTTTCGTCCCAAAGCATAGCAGCGTTGTCGGAATCGCCGCGGTCAAAGATAAAACCTTGATCGTTGGCTGGTGTACCAGAGGCACCACTCGAAAAGAGTATCAAAGAATCTTGAACTTCTAGGTTCGTAGTGCTGATAACTGTTGTGTCTCCGTTAACCGTAAGATCTCCAGTGATTACAACGTCTTGTTGAAAAGCTGCGTCTTCTGCGACAGTCAACCCATCAAGAGTCGTTGCACCATCTACGTCAAGGGCACCTTGAACGTTTACAGCAGCACCAAAGTCGGCAGCGCCTGCGATGTCAATTCCACCTGAGCCGGAAATAAGACCTGTGGCTGAAAGAGTACTTGAGAAAACGGCAGCCTCTGCAACGGTAAGTCCGTCGAGCGTAGTGGCTCCGTCGACATCAAGCGCGCCCTGTACATTTACTGCAGCGCCAAAGTCTGCTGCTCCAGCGATATCAATACCGCCTGATCCAGAAATAAGACCTGTAGCTGAAACAGTGCTTGAAAATACTGCAGCCTCTGCAACGGTAAGTCCGTCAAGGGTTGTAGCACCATCTACATCAAGAGCACCTTGGACATTTACTGCAGCGCCAAAGTCTGCAGCACCAGCGATATCAATACCGCCAGAACCTGAAATAAGGCCTGTAGCTGAAACAGTGCTTGAAAATACTGCTGCTTCTGCAACGGTAAGACCATCAAGAGTTGTAGCTCCGTCGACGTCAAGTGCTCCTTCTATATTTACTGCAGCACCGAAGTCTGCAGAACCAGCGATGTCAATTCCGCCTGAACCTGAGATAAGGCCCGTAGCTGAAAGCGTGCTTGAGAAAACCGCTGCTTCTGCAACAGTCAACCCATCAAGAGTCGTTGCACCATCTACGTCAAGGGCACCTTGAACGTTTACTGCGGCGCCGAAGTCTGCTGTTCCGCCGATGTCAATGCCTCCAGATCCAGAAATAAGACCTGTGGCTGAAAGAGTACTTGAGAAAACGGCAGCCTCCGCTACGGTAAGACCGTCGAGAGTCGTTGCTCCGTCTACATCAAGGGCGCCTTGCACGTTTACTGCAGCACCGAAGTCTGCTGTTCCGCCGATGTCAATTCCACCTGAACCTGAGATAAGGCCTACAACATCTAGTGTACCTGCCATGTCTGAGTTACCTGCAATTTGCAAGGTACCAGAACCAGAAAGGTTGGTACCCTTCAAGGTGTTTGATGATGGATTGTATTTAATGCCCGCGTCGACTGCGAGGCCGATATCTGCATTATCTGTAGGACTCACGAAAGTCATTCTCATGTCTACGTTGTCCGATGAAGCGGAAACATTTACTAATCCGCCAAAGTATTCTGACATCTGTGATGCAGAAATGTGATATGTTGTGCCATTGGACTTGTCCTCAATCAAGAAGAGATCGTCCCCAGCAACAGTTCTATTCTTAAAAGAATTAGAACTTCCTGAGATTTGTATGGAAGTACTTGCTACCAAGTCTGTAGTAGTAAGTGTTGCCAATTGTGTATTACTTAATTTTGTTCTAGCCACGTTTATTCCTCCTAAACCAGCGTATTCGCTGAATCGTGTTGTATTAATTGTAATTGTTGTTCCTGAAGCTGACCAATATGTACTTGGAAGCTGATACCACTGGGTGTGATCACCGTCGTGAGAATCTCTCTTCCAAATTGTTAGGTCAGCAGGAGCTGAATCTAACTCAAACTGAACTTGAACTGCTGAATTGAACTCTGTACCGTGAGGTGTCAATCTGATTATGTCACCAACAAAGTGTGCGCCGGCTGAACCAGCTTCTTTCTTTATTGCTGTTAGGTTTTGTACCTTTACGGATTCGTCAGAAATAACAGCTGCCGTGAGACTGGTATCACCATCTAGATCACCAGATCCAACAGTGACTGTTATCGTTGGTGAATTTTCCGTTCCGCCAGCTTTAACTGTACCTCCGCTAGTTCCCACTGTCGAAGTAACAGATGCAGCAAGCGCAGGGTTAGCAGCAATCATCTGCCTCACTACAAAAGTAGCCTGGCCAGCACCGTTTCCGATGTCGTTTGACACGACCGCTCCGAGAGATGATATATCAATATTACCTTCTGTGCTTGGTCCTGTGATATCATCAGCGATTACTGTAACTTTCCAGCCGGCTGATCCGGACTCGATTGCTAACAAGTCAGCATCGTCAGTACCGTCGTCATGGGTAACCATGAGCACCCTATCACCGTTTCCATACTGTGGTGCAGTCTGAAAACCGTCTATCGGCCTTTTGCCTGAGTCTATAACTGTGTGAGAGGTATAGCTCGCAGGTAGGTGACCTTCAGAACCTGACTGGATCAAGATTAGCTTGTTTTTAGCGTTTTCAGCGTCACTTGAGCCGACGCGTGTTCCCACGAGAAGAGCGTTGCTCGACGTGTGATAATACAAAGCAGCACCCATACCTGGTAACGCTGTTGAATCACCTGCCAGATATTCCGACATGCTGTAACTGGACCCACCATTGGTGGTCTTGTATGTGAACAGGTAGCCTCGATAACTGGTCGCTTCTGGATAACCTAGTGCGATAATATCGTCAGATATCCAAGCCAAACTGTTCAGGTCGCCGTAGCCACTACCTGCTGCCTGGTCTGCTGTTGAGGTCCAGTTTCCTGAACCTGAATAGATAGACCTCCAGTTTTGGTCTGTGCCTTTCCATGTTGCAAGGATGGTTTTACTTGGATTGAATTCAAAGTAACGATCTCCGCCCGTTGGGACGTCGACCTGGCCGGCTGCCCAGCCAGAAGCGCCACTGACATAGTTCTTGATGTTGTTTCCAACAATCGCAAAGATATTGTTGTCTGAAAACCACTCCATATGAGCGCCAAGACCGGTACCACCGGTGTCGATGGAATCTGTGCGTGACCAACCGGATACTGAGGACGAGGTATAGATATCTATACCATAGTCTGATGAGCCGGCGCCGCCATGGCGATATGATCCCACAGCCAATTTCGTTCCGTCCGGACTAAACTTACCACCTTGCTCGAATCCATTCGTAGCTGTTGAAGTTACGGTCTGGGTATTGAAACTAGAGGCTAAGACGGAAGAACTTATTTCATAAGCCATATATTTTTCCTCCTATATATGTTTGTTGTACAAAAAATTATGTTATTTTATAGGAGTAAATTATTAGAAAAATCAAATAGATGGGATGTTAGGGGAATGAACGGACGTCTGCCTATAAATAGTTTGCAGATTTGCTAAGAGAATAAAACTTTTTTTAGATTTCTGACATTGTTATCAAATTTACAGAAGTCAGAATCCAAAAACTCAAGAGAAAGCATTGAACAGTTACCCTCTGGGTCTTCGAATCGGAAATGAAATTTGCCAGTATCTAGCCGGCGGCACTCAACTAGTTTGAACTTTTTTAGTTGCAAATATGCCGCGATTCCAATGTCGCTAGTTGTGAATGTGTTGTTGTGTTCACTCATTACTCTTCTCTCCCAATGTCGTCTTGTCGAGTAAAGTAAATAGTGCTCTAGATGACACTTCAGACATCTTTCCTAATAAAGTAGGCTTTTTCTTTCTGAGAAGCCGGCAACTTAAGCTCGTAAGTAAGGTTTGCATCTATGTTTTTTTGCTCCTTCAGTTGTCCCGCTAGGGAATACATGGCATTTTCATACTCTTTCATAGTGGAGAGAACCTCCATCTTTCTTTTCTCGAAGTTTAAACACATTGATGAAAAATTCGCCTCAATTGAGGTCAAATTTTCTCGAAGGGCGAAGATTTGTTCGACCTCGGGCCACTCTAATTCTACTATTTCTGATGAGTTCGTGGTTTCTTCTTGGGTTGCGACCTCTTCGGTCGATTTCTTATCTTCTGACATTGTATCTCCTTTCTAGTTCTTTATATATGTTGCATATACATTGTCTTCAGTTGTTATATCGTAAGTAAATGTTATTGTTCTGCCACTAATAGTGTAATCGTTGTCTGCTCCCACAGACTGTATTGCACCATTCACATAAATTGACTCTGTGTTTGTTCTTGGTAAGTTGGCCAAGGTAAAAGTGGTCGCCGGTGATGGTGGCGCGTCGCCGTTTTCTTTCAAAACTTCTCTGATAATCAGCGTTTCTCCTAAGACTTCTGCAAAGGTGCTTCTTGTTACCGAATCTGTGCCTCCAGATCCTCCTCCTCCAGAGCTTCCTCCGGCTGCAGGAGCGTTGGCTGCAGCCACATTAGAGAAAATAGAAGAAACAGTGTCACTGTCGAATATCGCGCTCATGGGAATACCAGACAATCCATAGTAAGAGCCGAATTCGTGCTCTGGCACCTCTCCGAGGGAGATTCTTTCTCTTGGTATCTTTACTTCCACTGCGTTCTCTCTTATAGAGTAGTGTGGTTTCGTTGCATTGCCATCTTCTCCGACTAAATACCCGACTACCTTTACATTTATCTTTGTCTCGAACTTTCTCTCGTCTGATGAAAAGTCTGAAACGTTGTTGTTCGCCTGAAAGTCTCCTTGAATGAACGCTTCATACCTGTGCTCACCTTCAAATAATCTTTGATAATTTATTGTACCAGGTTTCGTCACGAAAGGCAACATTAATTGATTCATTTGTTGTTGGTATTCTGTTCTGAGTGTAACTTCATACATAATAGTCACATTTACTGGCATCGGGACGGTAATAGTTCTATATACCGTCTTCGGGTTTTGACGAGGATAATTTAGTTGCCCGTGGAGTCTCTGTGCATCAGCGTTTGCGAACTTCATGGACTTCTCTTGATATATTACTCTCGACACTGGGAGGGATCCACCCTGTTCGTCGTCAATCTTTGGAATACTACCTTGAAAAACTCCCTTACTAGCCATATCCTTGGCCAGTGAAGTTCTTGCAACTGTGATAATTGGCAGTATTAGCATCCCTTCTGAATCTCTGACGTCTTTATCGTTTTTTGTCTGAAATGCTCTTTCTGCCGATCCCCATATTACCGGAACTTGTCTCCATCCCTGATTAGTATCAGTATAGAGGTTCAATTCTTTTACATAGTTCAGCATTGCACGGTCGATGGTTTCTATGGTTGAGGCTTCGAAGTGCAACTTTGCAATCAAAGAATCCTCGTCGTTTACGTAATTATCAGACATTGAATAATCCCTCTCTTGCTCTCACGCACGATGCTGCAATCTCAAACTTTGACTCAACTTGGCCAAATAGCCACTTTGGTTCGGTCAAAGACAATATTTCATAGAAGTGACTACCGTATTGTATGAAGTCTCCTTCTCTGACAAAAAGATCTTGATCCTCTGTCAATCTTCTCTTGTGGAACATAACTGATATCTTCTCTACTCTGTCAACGCCTAGTGGTGTGGTCGTTGTATTTTGCGATTCGTACTTTACCATGGCATATACTCTTACTGGGTTTAGGAAGTTCTTATCAACGGCCTCACCGTATACATCATGAAAGTTTGTGTGCTCCAGGCTTATAGGGTAATAGACTATTGTTTGTCCAATGACTCTTTCGATGATCTCGTCATTGACTTGCTTTACAAAATCCTTTTCTTTCTTCCCCGTAAATAGCGGCGGAGGAGGAGAGTCAGGTTGCGACCATTTGTTATCATCAGACATTCATGTTACCCCACGAAAATATAATTTGGTACTTTCTGCAATACCTTGTCGTTGTTTTCTACCATCGAAGCATCAGATTCAACCATCTTTGCGTAGGTGAGTTCCGCTAATGTTGTCTTCAGTTCCTCTCTTAGCTTTTCTTGCTCGTCCTTGCCTTCTGATATCAGTGCAGATCCATTAAGTGTCACTGATTCTCCTGGGATTGGCACAGTTGCAAACTTAGAACGAATTTGACCCAAGGTTTCTTTGCACAAAGCCAATGTAAACCTTCTTATCCATTGTTTACCAATGGAATTGATGTTGTTGTAAGGAAGGTTCCCAATGGGAAGCGTGTTCATATTGTTCACACCATCAGTTTGAAGATCTGTGCTGTCCCAGACATCTGTTGGTATTGAAAATTCAACCCACATTTTAGACTGCATCGCAGTCTGAGGAATTGGGAAAATCCTTAGATTATTGTTTCGAAGCTCGTATGACCAGTGGGACATTCTTGTGTATATTGCGTCTTCAAAGGCCAGAGCTTGTGACTTATTCTGCCAAGCAGGAACCAACTGAAAACTGGAGTCGTCTGAAAACTGGCCGTAGTTGTGTAAGTTACCCACAACGTTCAATCCGCCATAGTATCCGTAAAACCTCCACATTGCGTGTGGGGTCTTGTAGAACACTTTCTTTATGAGGACAGTCTTTCCATTTATTGATCCGGAGTGGACGGAAGCTTCGATTATACTTTGCAGATTGTAATCTTGAGTTCCCGCAACAACATCAAATGATGCCGAATATTGAACGGATCCGTTGAGTCCAACTTCGGCTCCTATGCCTTCTGCTATTCGGCGCGTCATACTATAATCAAACTTAGGATATTTGAGGGCCACATGCTTGCCGCCAAGGGAAGAAGACAGTGCGCCGGACTCTATGTTACCCTTTGAGTCAAACGAGCCTGTAGTATTGCCTAACGCGTCTGATAGGATATTGGTTGCTTGGTGTACGTTTATAAGGTAAGAATATTCTAATACTGCTTCTTCGAAGGCTGCGTATACGTTTCCTTCGGTAAGCTCAATATCTAATACATCACCACCAAGTTTCTTGTAAACATAAGATACTTGATCCACAGCACCTGAAAGGAATTGCTTGGAATAAAGTGGTGATGTTGTTTCTGAGTATATTTTATACGGCAGTGCAGAGTTTATATTCCCTGCTGTACCGGTTATTGGCAAAATAACAGCAGACAAAGTGCTTGCTGGTGTTAATGTAGGTAAAGACATTCATGGTCCCTCACATGTTATAGTTTATCAATATAACTAGTTGTTCGAAGGGACAAATAACCTAGGTGTCTGTTTTTGTTTTATTGGCTCTTCTTTTACGAGTTGTAGAAGTAGATTTCTTTCTTGGAGTGTTTGTCTTTTTTGTTGCTGGCTTTGTAACCTTTGGTTGTTCAACCTTTGGTTCTTCGACCTGAACAATCTCTTCTTCGTTTGTAAACTTTATAGTTTGAATTACTTCTTGTGTTTTGTCTAGAACTTGTTCTGCTTTTTCAGCAATATCCACTGATTTCTCCAAGACAGCCTCAACTGCTTCTTCTACTACTTCTTGTGCTTGTTGTTTTAGGCCGAACACAGCCTTTCTAAGTGATGCATACTTACTTGCATATTTTGGCATTGTTAGCCGCTTTCTTCGTTTACCCATGGTAATTCCTTTCGTTTATGTAATAAATAGTTTAGAAATAGAAAAACCCCTTTCCTGTTGGAAGAGGGGTTGTTTCTGTTGTAAGGCGGATTAATTTATTTACTCTGTAATGCCAGTGTCCGCTGCGGACATACCAAAAGCGTAGTACCGAGTTCCGTCTGAACAGATTTCAATGAACGATCCGACTGGTGCACCCGATGCGATAGAACAATCATTAACCAATGTTTCAACGTCGTCGCCGTCGACGGCAGGACCACCTAGTGTGCTGGTCGCTGTAATTGAGACCGCTGCAGCTGCAGAGTCGCCTTTTATGATTCTTATCCACCATCCTTTACCTGCTGCTGTTGCGGTAGGCAACGTAAGTGTTCTAGCCCCAGTTACGATAAACAAAGTTCCGCAATCTGAAACCTCTACAGTTTTGTTAGCAGTAATTGCTTCAACCTTCTTTCTATCTGCTGCGTATCTTCCTAATTTTGCCATTTTATAAAATCTCCTTAATCTATTTTTAGAGGTAATTCGCCTTACCTTTTCATTATAACTAGTTTGCTAGAAAAAGAAAAGCCCCACCAAGTTAATGATGGGGCTTAATCTTTTACGCTATTGCGTGTTAGGGTTAGCTATTAGCTAGCGCCTGCCTCGCCAAGGAGACCACGAACAACAACAAGACCGTACATATCAGGTCGTACCATCTTCTTAGCGTAACGGGTCATGACACCCTTACGTGGCACGAAGTCTTCCGTACCGAAAATGGTAGGTGTTACCTGCAATGGTACGTAAGGAGCATATACAAACCCACTCTCAAGGAATGAGCTACCCTTACGGCCTACAAGGATAACGTTTCGCATGAAGTAAGGATCAACGTAAACGTCGAACTTCTTGCTGAGTGAACCAGCCTTTACAGCACCGATTGTGCCTCTGTCCTGGTCAGCAGTTACGCTTGCGCGGAAACCACTTGTGAACTCAAGGATGTTAGCAACCTCTGGTGAACAAACAACAAAGTTTGCGCCACCGCGAAGTGTCTTTCTGTGGATCTGAGCGCTTACGTCATTGATTGTCTCAATGAGAGTCTCATACCACTCGCTAACAGTACCAGTGAAATCAGGTGATGCTGAAGTAGCACCAAGCTCTGAACCGCTGCTGTCAACGAAAAGACCTGGAGCGCGTGACCAGTAACGAGTACCAGCAGTTGCGCCGTTTACAAGCTCACCGAGAAGTTCACGGTCGATTTCGAGAGCGATCTGCTCTGAAAGAATGCCAGTCAACTCAACCTCTGCATCCAAGTTGTGGTATGCGTTGAGGTCCTGACCAAGCTCTGGAGACCACTTGGCCTTCAATTTCTTGGTTACTGCTGTAACAGCAATGCTGTCGACCTTGATATCGATTTCAGCAATGTCGTTCTTACCGGTTCCAGATCCATTGTTACCAGTTCCATCCTTTGGCTCTTCAAGTCCCCAGTTGTCTTGGCCTACGATTGCGCCGAGCTGATCCAAGTTTCCTTGATTTGCAGCTGCGAATCGGTCAGCTAGAGGGTATTCTAATGTAACATCAGCAGCAAGATTATTGTCTGAGGAGGATCCGCCTAAGGTGACGAAACTGATGTGTTGTGCTCTAGAGCCTGCAACGATATTACCATCTGAGTTTCTGTATCCTTGTTCTGTTAATCTTCTTATAACCTGTAGATCTCCACCACCATCGGCAAGGGGAGTATAGTCATCATCCTTCAACAAGCATGCGTGTAGAGCAGCTACGTTGACCTTTTGCATATCCGCTTCGGACAACTTAACTACAGCAACCGCGACCTTCTTGGTAGAAGTATCTGCCAAAACGTCAGGGTCGAAACGGATAGCTTTCTTTTGAGCATCGGTCAAAGAACCGATAGCTACCGGAGTAGCCAAGATACCGTCTGTTCTTGATGCGTCGGCACATTCGCCGGCCGACATGTCTGCAAGCGCTGTGGCGCCACCATCACCTAACGCGATGGATGCAGTAGG